CAGGACTGAGAGCAGGATAAATACTGTTGAATCTTTCATTTGACGCCCCTTTGCTTAGTTAGGAATATGCACTTAGTGCATAGGTTCAAATATAGATGAGTGTATGCATTAACTCAAGGGATACATATATATATATAGGTATATATTTTTCTATTGGCTTGTATATAGGGATATAGGTAATCTATTAGGGATAGTTGCTCGGGTGATAATTGGTATATTGTCAATCCTCGCGTCCTTGCATATTTATTAACAAGGGGTAGAGGGGTTATTTCTTATGCAATATTGTCTATCGGTCAATTGTCATAGGGTTAATGGTGCCATTTACGCAATTGACGTTATGACAATGGCATAGGTCGATTCTATCGGGCATGGTCAGGCGATAGGGATTGGTCTGTTATGTTTGTGGCAACGCGATGGGTCTTGACCCTCCGTGGTTGCGCGCCCTATTCCCCTCCCCGCCCCAAGGAAATTTCGGTTTCTCCCTCCACTATTTATGCTACAGTTGGTTTACTGTATTAACGGAGGTGCGAATGTATGAAATAGATAGCGATGTACCGATTCCTGAAGTTAAGGTTCGGCATAACTACCCGCATGAGGCTTTGCAGGTGGGTGAGAGTTTCTTTGTTCCGGGTGGGAATATGAATGTGCTGTGCAATTACAACCGGATTAGGGGTAAGCGGTTGGAGAGGAAGTTTGTGTGCCGTCGGGAGGGTGACGGTATTCGGGTATGGCGAATTGAATAGGAGGGCTGAGATGACGATAGAAAAAGAGTGGGAGCAGGTAGAGCAGGTTACGCAAGACGATCCTTGGAAGCATCGGTCTGAAGGAATGCGTTGCAATACTTGTATGTGGTTTGTCCCAAAGCAACCTGATGCAAAGCTAGGTTATGACCTTGGTCGTTGCCGCCGTCATGCGCCGACGATGGGCGGCTACCCTGTGGTGTTTGTGAATGATTGGTGTGGCGATCATCGTGTAGATGAAAACAAAGTTTGAATAGGAGGGGCTATGTTGAAAGCAAAGAAGGCGCACGCCTTGTTCGATCATTTGAAGGAAAGGTTTGGGTTAAGAAATGACCGGGAGTTGGCAGCAGCTTTAGGTTTGCAGTCTTCCGGCTATGTGAGTCGGGTACGGCATGGGCATTTGCCAGTCAGTGCTGAGTTGATGTTGAAGATACATGACGCCTTTGGATTGGAGATTCGTGAGATCAAGGCTTTGGCGCAAGAGGCAGATGGACAGTCCTGACCGCTACAAGGAGGAGCTGTTGTTGTCGCGCCAGATGTTGCGCTATGAGATGAGGAATGCCATTGCCGCACAGGATGCCAAACAGAAGAGGGCGTTGGTAGCAAGGTGGAAAGAGGTGTACCGCCCTGAGATCGTGAAAGAGTTATTGGCTGTGGCTAAAGACTACGAGGCGCGGTACAGGATTGCTAATTGGAACTTAGAGGGCTTTGACAATGAGCGACGTAAAACAAAAAAGTTTTGAAGACATCACAGTAGTTGCCATCTATGGCGATGGTCGGGGAAAGGTTGCGCTGCCAGCATTGAGAAAGACTGCTGAAGCCTTGCCCGGCTGCAAGTCGCTCTTGATTACCAACACTGAGTTAGACATTACCAAGATGCACCAGAAGATCATTGCCGCACCCTTGGACTATCAGGCCTATACCGAGTTTGTGATGTACAGCCTGCATAACTACATCGACACTGAATACGCTTTGATTGTGCAGCACGATGGTTGGGCGTTGAACGCTGAGAATTGGAATGATGACTGGTTCAACTATGACTACATCGGTGGCCCTAGTCATGCAGCCCTAATGCCGAGTGGCGAGTTCTCAACGCTCTACCAATGGTGCATGGATGGTAAGGACTACAAGGATGCGCTGATTGTGCAGAACGGTGGCTTCTCCTTGCGTAGTAAGAAGTTTTTGGAAGCGCCTTCCAAACACGGCATTATGCGCCGTAACTTTCCTGAAGCCATGTTGAACAACGAGGATGTGCAGCTAGGTTGCTTCTTGCGTCCTGCAATGGAAAAGGTGGGGATGAAGTATGCGCCCGATGACGTTGCCAAGTATTTTTCGTTCGAACACTTTGGCCCCATTCACAATGGCATGAACTCGACCAAGATATTTGGTCATCACAGCCGCTTTAGACAGTTGCTATCCAACGGTGAGATGCTCTACAAGTTGACTGAAGAGCAGCGTAAACAAATCATGGGTGAAGAACAAGCCTTTGCCATGTTTGAGAATCACTACGGATACACCATCCATGCAGTTTGATCGCAAGGCCTTCTACCGCTTCTGCCGCCAGTTAAGGATTGAGTCCAAAGAACAGGGCATGATTACCTTGGGTGAGCGTTTGCTTGGCACCCAAACCTATGTCATGGATGAGGTAGCGCGTGGTCTGCAAGATGACATCCATTTCTTTGTGGTACTGAAAGGGCGTCAGCTTGGTATCACCACGATCTCCTTGGCGCTTGACCTTTACTGGCACTTCATCCATCCCGGTATGCAGGGAACGCTAACGACGGATACCGAAGAAAACCGGGAGCAGTTCAGAAGTACGCTGTCCATGTACATGGATGGCCTGCCCAAGCAGTACAAGATTCCCCTGATGAGCCACAACCGCAATCAGTTGGTACTGCAAAACCGCAGTCGTATGTTCTATCAGGTGGCGGGTACAAGAGCTAAAGGTGGATTGGGTCGAGGTAAGGGCATTACCTTCTTGCATGGCACGGAAACGTCTTCATGGGGCGACGAGGAAGGCTTGGCGTCCTTGCTGGCATCCTTGGCTGAAACCAACCCGCTTCGCTACTATATGTTCGAGAGTACGGCGCGAGGCTTCAATATGTTCCACGATATGTGGACAACTGCCAAACGTGCGCGAACACAGAAAGCCATCTTCTGTGGCTGGTGGCGTAACCAGTTGTACATGGCTGATCCCAAGTCAGACATTTATAAGGTGTACTGGGATGGCAAACTTTCGCCCGAAGAGAAGGAATGGACGAAAGACATCAAGAAGATGTACAACTACGAGATCAATTCTCGGCAGATTGCTTGGTGGCGCTGGAAGCTGCACGAAGGTTTGAAGGACGATGGCCTGATGTATCAGGAATTCCCACCCACAGAGGACTACGCCTTTGTGATGACGGGAACCTCCTTCTTCTCTACCGCCCGTTGTACCGACGCCATGAAGGAAGCTAAACGCTCACCCTTCATTTCGTACCGTTTTAGCATGGGTGCCAACTTTCAAGACACGACTTTGATCCAAAGTAGTGAACGACTGGCGACCCTAAAGATTTGGGAAGAGCCTGTACCCAACGCCTACTACGTCGTGGGCGCTGATCCTGCCTATGGATCGTCGGACTGGGCAGATAGATTCTGCATTCAGGTGTACCGCTGCTATGCCGATGGCATGGAACAGGTTGCAGAGTTTGCCACCTCGGAGTTAAATACCTTCCAATTCGCTTGGGTGATCTGCTATTTGGCTGGCGCTTACGGCAATTCCTTGCTCAACTTAGAAGTCAACGGCCCCGGACAGGCCGTGATTAACGAGATGAGGAACCTGAGAAGGCAGGCCATGTCGTTGCCACCGTCGGAAGCCCGACACTTGAACGACGTTTTAGGCAATATGCAGCATTATCTCTGGCGGAGAAACGACAGTTTCGGCATTAGCAACAGTATTGGTTGGGTGACAACGCATTCTTCTAAGGAGCGAATGCTGAATTACCTGAAGGATTACTTCGAGCGCGGGATGTTGAAGGTGTATTCGGAAGAGTGCATTGACGAAATGAAGGGGATTGTGCGCGAAGGTGGCACGATTGCCGCTGCTGGCAGGTCAAAAGATGACCGTGTGATCGCCTCAGCACTGGCGACTGCCGCTTTTGCAGAGCAATTACAGCCGAGATTGATTGCAAACCGGGTAACTAGAGACAAAAAAGAGTCAAAAACCGACGAAAATGAGCATGGTGGGCAGGTTCAGGTACAAAAACAGGTGTCAAATTACCTAAAAGCACTGGGTTTTTGATGATTACGGTACTTTCCATCGCTGAAATCAAGCTAAGACTGCACAATATGCGTCTAAATCGCAAAAGAGGCTACTCAATGGCTGAGTTTGCGAAGATGGCAGGCGTGGACTATCGGAACATGAAAAAGGCCTTTTTTGAGCTAAAAATGCCTGTTTCTGAGACTACACAGCGCCGTATTTCCAAGGCTTTGCTGGCTTTGGAGAACGGCGAGGCCGGTATGAGGATGGATATTGCTGGCAGAATGAAGTTGGACTACCACCCGCCCAAGGATTTTGGCAAAACGCTAAAGCGTGGCTACACGCTAGAGATGAATAACGGCAAAATTGGCTTGTCCGTTAAACCCATTAACAAGTACGATTATACAAAACCACATTTGTTAAAGAAGTGAGGGGCTAACATGAGTGTATTACATGATTACAAGTGTCCGGTGCATGGCTACTTTGAAAGTCGGCAGGCAGTATGTCCTTCTGGCTGCACCGATGTGCAATTAGTGTTCTTGCAACCTGTCGGAATTGCCAGTGATGCAACGAAACATAATGACAAAACGCTAAAACAACTTGCGCTAGACTTCAAGATGAGCGATATTAAATCGACCAGAGAAGGTGAGGCGCAGCCGCCGCGCCATGCCACGCCTAATAATCCGTTCGCACCCCGTTGGGGATCGCCTGCGGAAGTGGGTGGCTACAACCTTAACTCGATTGCGGGTGAGTCAGTGTCAGGAATGCAGGCGGTCAAGCAAGCGGGTACGAATTTGAGTGGCCCGAAAGTGGGGTCTTACATTGCCGACCATGAGAATTTACAGATCAAATGAGAATTCCTGAAAACCCAGTTGATCGCCAAGCGTTCTACATTGACATCATGAACAAGTGTCTGGTGTCTCAAGGTGAGCGCCAAGCACAATACTCCACCCTACGCTCCTACTACCTATTCGGCGCTGATCAAAACTCACCGCCTGCACACTTCAATAAAATCTATCCGCACATTGATCAACTGTCTGCCTTTATGTACTCGGCAGACACGACACGCTTCTCCATCAAGATTGGCGCGTCTGTGCCTGAAGTGTTCAAAAAGAAAATATCCCCACTGACCAAAGCATTGCACGACTACTGGACTGCCAGCAACGCAGACCAAGTGTTTGGTCAGGCATTGAACTGGGCGTTTTGCTACAACTCCACCTTTGTCAAACTAATCTGGCGCAATGGTATCCACCCCTACATGGTGGAACCCGGCGTGTTTGGCGTGCTACGCGAAGACACACCGTACACAGACCGCCAAGAGGCAATGGTGCAAGAGTTCTACATGACCAAATCGGAACTCTACTCGCGCCTGTACTCGCATGAAAAGCGTGACGAAATCCTAAGTCGCATTGCATTAGCTGAACAACAAACCAAGAAGTACCCTGAAGGCGTTGAGCGCCTAGTGACTTCTGCGGTTGATCCAACGATCTACGGTAACGTGCAAATGAATCTGGCTGGCAACATGACGTACACGCCACAGATTGCAGAGCCTACCGTCAAAATGCGGGAGCTTTGGATATACGACGATAAGGTAGATGATTACGTCTGCGTCACCATTGCTGATCCAGACATCGTTATCTATGATCGTGCATCCAAGAGCCTATTCCTACAAGGTGAGCAGCCGTTCGTACAAATCTGCCCATCGCCTCAATACGATTACTACTATGGGCAGTCTGAAACGCAGCGTCTTGTGTTCTTGCAAGAGATGCGTAATAAACGAACCGGACAGATACTCGAATTGCTGGACAAGCAGGTCAACCCACCCAAGGCGTTCATTGGTTTCCAAGGAATCTTGGATGAAAAGATGTTTGCGCTTAATCGTGCCAACGGCATGGTGGCGTCTGATATGCCTAACGCCAAAGTAGAAGAGTTCACGCCAAACATTCCGAACGACTTGTTCCGCGAACTGGGTGAGATTGACGCCATGTTTGCCGAAGCCTCTGGCATTACCAGCGTACTGTCAGGTCGTGGCGAAACGGGCGTTCGCAGCCAAGGCCATGCCTCGCAGCTTGCTCGACTGGGTTCTTCCCGCGCCAAGAAACGTGCATTGACCATTGAAGACAGTCTTGAGAAAATTGCAACGCTGTATCTGAAGATGATGATGGTCTATGACGATACGCGCTACCGTGACGAAGATGGCAACGAATTTATTGCCGCCCAGTTTACGGATGACTTTGTTGTTAAAGTGGACGCGCATTCCAATAGCCCAATCTTCATGGAAGATGCCAGAGACTTGGCTTTCAGCCTGTTCAATGCTGGCGCAATTGGTAAGGCCAGCTTGTTGGAGATGGTCGAGCCGCCCATGAAGGATCGACTGGTGGAAGAGGTTAAGGCAATGGAAGCTGCCGCAGCGATGCAGCAAATGATGCAGCCCCCTGCCGCACCGCAAGGCGGCGCACCGGCGGGTGAAACACCAGAGCAACCCGAACAACCGCAACTGAGGGCCGTGTAATGGATCAACGATCAGGCGCAATGAACTCCCAGTCCATGCTGAAAAGCGGGGATCAACCCCGCATGACGCAGCGGGATATTCAATCGACCCGGCAACCACCGTCGATGAGCTTTAACCGTAACGCCTTCAAAGGCGCTAGTAGAAATATCGGCACAAGAACCACCAGCCGATAGTAAAATAGCAACGGGCAACATTTTGCCCCTTTTTTTAGTTGACGCGATAGTTAATTTATATCTATCGTTCGCGCAACATAGGAGTGCCAAATGGCTGTGAAACCACAGGACATGATGGACTTGATGAAGGCTGATCAGGGAATGGGTGGCGAACCTGCTACCCCGCCTGCTTTTGAGCAGGAGGAATCCACTGCGCCGATGGCAAGCCCCATGAGTACGCCTGAACCAAAGCGCGGTGAAGAAGAAGCTGCGCGACTGAATATCATGATGGCGCTAGACATGATGCAACAAGCACTGGCCGCCTTTGCTATGGGTTCGGAAGAATCCAAGACCATTGAGAAAGTGATTGCTGAGATTACTCGCCGCTTTGGTGAGCGCGAGTCTGATTCGCGTCGCTTGATGCCTTCTGAAATCATCCAAATGATTCAGTCTCTACCACAAGCGGGTGGCGCTACGCCGGGGCAGAGAGAAGCAATGTCAGCGCCTATCGCGGGAACTACCGCACCACCACTTCCAATTTAAGGAGCAATCATGGAACTTTTTAAGCCAAAGGGTGCAATGACCGTTCGCCGCCCAACTGACAACTCGCAGATGAATGGTCAAATTTATAACACGCCTCGTTTCTCGGAAATGGGTGGCCTGTCGAATGCTTCAAAAACCGGCAAGCGCAACTCTATGACCATGAGCAAGCCGGGCGACACCAAGAAAATCTACTAATTAACTCAAGGGGCTAATCATGAGTCTGGAAAATTACTCTCCCGAAGCAATTGAAGAGCTTGCTGCGCTCTCAAAACGCCTGTCGGAAGACCCAAAAACACGCAAATCCTTTCTAAGACTGGCAAAAGAGGTCAATCCTGACCTGCCTGTGCCTGAGTTGGAGATGGAAGAGGTTGTCAACCAGCGTGTTTCGGCGTCTGAGCAGCGTGTGGCAGACCTTGAGAAGCAGTTGCGTGCGCGTGAGGTGCGTGATGAATTGACTCGCC